TAGAGACTGTATAATTATACACAAACAAAAGACCCCTTAATTGGGGTTTTTTATTGACTACGTAATCGCATAAATACGACTATAGAAATACATAGGAGTCAATAATGGCAAGATCAGCAAGTAAAGGGATATTCCCTAGATCAGGAATAGTAGATGGGCATATAATTACCCATCCAAACGGGAAAAGATATCAATGGAACTCAAGTAAAGGAGTCTGGAAATTAAAGTCTACAATGATAGACGACAGCAACTTTATTGGTCCACAAGGCATTCAAGGCCCGCCAGGACCTGCAATTGCATCTCTAACTAGTAACAGCTCAGGTGGCGTTGATTTTAATCCAGTTGGATATAACTTTGAGATAAATTCAGATAATGTTGAACGTACCATATTCGCATTTAATGATACCGGGGTTAGAAAATGGAATATTAATTTAAATGAAGACGGTGGTAATAATTTATTAATCAACGGCAGCACACAGTTTAAAGTTAATGCAGGTAGTATATTGCTTAATGCGTCTAATGTTGAATTAACATCATCTATTAAAATTGGTGATGATACAAGGACTGCTGCAACTGCTGGGCCAGGCACAATACGATGGAATGGTACCAGTGTACAATTTTCCACTGGTGGTGTTTGGGAGGATATTAATACAACCATTGTACCACCTATTGTTAATGATGGATCAACTGCAGCTTTAGCATTTGATACATTGGATTCTATTGATGGTTTATATGCATCAGGTGATTATAGTTTATATACTACAGTCCATGGGTCCACAACTGCCTTTACAGCTTGGGTTAATTTTGATGGTGCAAAACCTAGATATAAAGCTACGCGAATAGGTGGTAATGCTGGAAGTTATACTCCTAATAATGTGGCAGGCATATGTGTAGGTGCTACTGGTAATGTGGGCGGGTGTGATGAAGGTACAGGTGCTAATTTTACTCTATATAAAGCTATGGTCGCCTGTATTAAGGCAGGCGCTAGATTGTGTACTAGGGATGATATTAAGGCTGGTGCTGCTCAGGGGTCTGGTTGCTCTCATGACTATAATGCAATTTGGTCTTCAACAAGCGACGGGGCAGGTAACTACTGGAGGGTGCAAGGTAACCAATACTCCACAAACACTCGAGAAGATACAGCAAGTCCTACTAATACCACACTTACTGGGTATACTGACAACAAAATTGGATTTAGATGTTGTAATGCTAATAGCGGATCGGCACAATACTGGCAACTAGGAGATTAATATGAATATTGATTTTATAAGAATAGAAAGAGATAGAATGCTTAAAGCTACTGATAAATATATGATATCGGATTGGCCAATTAGCGCAAATGAAAAAAATGACTGGGTTACGTATAGACAGGCATTAAGGGATATAACAAACTTAACTGATTTCTCAAAGGAGAACGATTTTTGGCCTATTCCACCTAAACGTTATACATGTGATGGTGGCTATAGTATCAATTTACCACTAAATTATGTTGACAAATATTGAAGAAGTACAAGAAGTAATAGCTAAAAATAAATATACAACATTTATATGGCATAGCAATGATTGCCCGGTATGTGAATATTTTCTCGATGATATAAAAAATATACATAATGACTTGCCAAATTGGTCGGTTAATATAGTATGTGTAGATGATTATGACAATGTTACTTTTGAACCAGACTCATACCCAACAACATTCTTATTTAAAGATGGCAAAAGGGTTTTCATTGGGGCTGGACAAGTACCATATAAAGAGGTGTTAAGACTTCACAATGATATAGAAACAGATAAATTTAAACATGCCACACCCACACCATTATAGCTACATATAGGTATAATTAAAAGACCCCTTAATTGGGGGTTTTTATTGACTACGTAATCGCATAAATACGACTATAGAAATACATAGGAGTAAATAATATGGCAAGATCAGCAAGTAAAGGAATATTCCCTAGATCAGGAATAGTAGATGGTCACATAATTACCCATCCAAATGGGAAAAGATATCAATGGAATTCAAGCAAAGGAGTTTGGAAATTAAAGTCTACGATGATAGACGACAGCAACTTTATTGGCCCACAAGGTATACCAGGCGCAACTGGAGCAACAGGTAACACTGGAGCAACTGGACCGGCAGGCGCTGATGGCGCTGGAAGTGGTGTTGTTAAACAAACAACAGCACCTGCTGCTACTGATGGTGATCTTTGGTATGATACAGATGATGATATAATGTACGCTAAAGTGGATGGTAATTGGAAAGAACTTGTATCAGGATTTACTGCTGATGGTGGCAATATAACCACATCAGGTGTATATAAAATACATACATTCACTTCATCAGGAACATTTACAGCAACCGGTAATGGGGCAGTTGATGTTCTTGTTGTTGCTGGAGGCGGCGCTGGCGGTTATAATAATGCCGGTGGTGGCGGAGCTGGTGGATTAATTTATAAGACTAGCCATAGTATAACTAATGGTAGCTACCCAGTTATTATAGGAGGTGGCAATACCAATTCACAAAGAAATCTTGGTACGGCCGGATCAAATGGCGGTAGAGCATATACATCAACATATGCTGGTGGCGAATCTTCTGTTTTTGGATTAACGTCCAAAGGCGGTGGTAATGGTGGTGGTGACGACTATGATGGCGCACAGGGTGGCTCAGGTGGCGGTGGAGCAGATAACCCAACTAGATACGGTGGCACTGGAATTCAACCATTACAGGCCGGAGATTCTGGTGTATACGGGTATGGTAACCGAGGCGGTAATACAAATAATATTAATAACAGTGGTGGCTGTGGTGGTGGAGGAGCAACTGCCCCTGGTGTTGACGGCGCCTATTCAATAGGCGGTGGCGGCAAGCAGTTTGATATTTCTGGAACAAACACCTACTATGCAGGCGGCGGCGGCGGCGGAGCCCATTACAGTACAGATGGTAAGGCAGGCGGCGCAGGCGGCGGTGGTAATGGTGGCAGCTCACCTCAATCTGGCAGTGTAAATACTGGCGGTGGTGGTGGTGGCAGGGCACAAGGTGGTCCTGGTGCTTATGGTGGCTCAGGTATTGTAATTATACGTTACCCAATTTAAGGAGAAAATAATATGGCACATTACGCAAGAATAAATGGTGAAAATAGAGTTGTTCAATTAGTTGTAGCAGAAGAAGATGTTATTAACTCAGGGGTCTTAGGCCCTTCATCTGAATGGATTCAATATTCATATAACACTAGAGGTAATATACACTATGATCCTAGTACGGGAAAACCATCAATAGATCAATCAAAAGCTTTACGTAAAAATCCAGCATGTGTCGATGGCATATATGATATTGATGATGATGCGTTTCATACGGGACAGCCTTATCATTTATGGGCTTTAAATAATGAAACTTATATATGGGAAGCACCAGAACCAAAACCTGATGGCGATCATGCATGGATTGAAACGTTCAATCTAGATAAATGGTCAGGTGAGTGGGTACTTATTTAAATATGAATTTCATTGGTGTTAATCAAATAGATGTTAACGTGTGTGATACATTAATTGAATATTTCGAGGATAATACAGATAAACATGAAGTTGGTTCTATTATATATGATGGTGATAAAATAATTGATAAGGATTGTAAATCAACTATTGAATTACATTATGATAATATACCCAACGATCTAAAGAATCTTTATTTAAAAGAATTAAACACATCTGTAGAAAAATATATAGATACATATCCTGAGATAAATTCATTAGGGTATTTTCAAGCAAGTGAATTTCAAATACAGAAATATAATGCTGGTGATGGCTTCCCAACATGGCATTGGGAACGAGGTGCTACCCCTGAAACATATTATAGATGTTTAGCATTTATGACGTATCTTAATAGTGTTGATGATGATGCTGGAGGTGAGACAGAATTTAAGTATCAAGATATAAAGGTTAAACCTGAAAAAGGTAAAACAATAATATGGCCGGCAGATTGGACTTACACTCATCGAGGTAACATAATCAAATCAGGAAATAAATACATTGTTACTGGATGGTTTGTGAACTACTTATAATTATACACAAACAAAAGACCCCTTAATTGGGGTTTTTTATTGACTAAAAGATTTCAAAAGAAAGGTTGACAAGTAAGACATCTTAGTGTATAATACATAGTATAAACAATAAAAGATAAGGAGCAACTAATGGAATACGATGTATATCAAATTACGTTCACTAGTGAAGAAAGAGAAAAATGGAAAGATGTAACATACAGGGATGACGCTGGATGTTACTCAGATCCTAAGTATAATGCTTATAAAGAGTCATCTAGTCTAGGCAAACAAGTCCCATTCAAATACTATACAAAAGTTGCGACAGTGACCGCATATGATTTAGAAGATGTTTTTAGAATTGGAAACGTACCAGCAGTTGGTGATGTAATCGAAAAACATTCACCAATGCACAGCATTAGTGTTGGTGATGTAATTGAAGATGGCGCAGGTCTTAGATGGGTTGTTGGCGACTGGGGTTTTAAATTAATGTCCAAAGTACAAAAAGTAGAAACAATGGAGGAAGTATAAAATGAGTATTACAGAATCAAGAACAGTTAAAATCTCAGAAGCAGAACAGCTTTTAACATTAACATTCAAGAAGAAACGTCCTGTATTTTTATGGGGTCCACCAGGTATTGGTAAGTCAGAAATTGTACAAGGCATCTGTGACAGCGGAGCATTAGGCAAAACCAAAGTTATTGATTTGCGTTTGGCATTGTTTGAACCAACAGACTTACGTGGTTACCCTGTTCCTGATATTGATACAGGTGTTATGAAATGGCTTCCACCTTCTGATTTACCTAACGAAAAAATGGCTAAAGAATATGATACAATTGTTCTATTCTTAGATGAGTTAAATTCAGCGGCGCCAAGTGTTCAGGCAGCTGCTTACCAACTAATTCTTAATCGTAGAATTGGACAGTACGAACTACCAGACAATGTTGTAATGATTGCTGCTGGTAACAGAGAAACTGATAAGGGCGTAACATATCGCATGCCTAAGCCACTTGAAAATCGGTTTGTTCACTTTGAACTACGTGTTGATTTTGAAGATTGGTTGAACTGGGCAGTAGATAATAAAATTGACCCATCTATTATTGGTTACTTGAGTTTTGCGAAGGCAGACTTATACAACTTTGATCCAAAGAGTACTTCTCGTGGCTTTGCTACTCCACGTTCATGGACATTCGTTAGTGAGATGCTTGATGGCATTAATCTTACAGACGGACTAATGACAGATCTTGTAGCAGGTTGTGTTGGTGAAGGTACTGCTGTTAAGTTTATGGCACACCGCAAAATTGCTGATCAACTTCCAGATCCAAGTAAGATTTTAGATGGTGTAAAAACAGAAGTAAAAACTACTGAAGTTTCAGCGATGTATTCACTTGCTACTAGTCTATGTTACGAGTTAAAGGAAAGATCATTAAATGGTGAAAAGGCAGGTAACATGACCAATTTCCACAAAAGTTTCTCAAACTTTATCTCATATATGTTAGATAACTTTGAGACAGAGATGGTAATCATGGCTTCACGGGTTGCTATGCAAAATTACAAACTAGTACCAAAGCAAGAGAAGGTAGAACGTTTCCAAGAATACTTTGAACGTTACGGCCGTTTGGTTTTGGACTCATAGGATATAATATGACAAAAGATACTTACTTAACACCAAAACTCAGAGAAGGAGAAACTATAGATTTATCACAGTATTCTCCAAGAGAACGAGTTAATATACGTTTGTATGGAGTTCAATGTTTAAACTGGACGCCGACAGATGTTACCGAGTACAAGCGCAAATGGAAACTAAACGACACTGCTGAGATGGTCACTATAGACAATCGAGATAGTGTGTATGATAAAACTACTTGGTGTAAGCGGAATCTATTCCAACAGGACTGGGATCTACAGAAAGTTGCACGACGAGATGGCCTAAGTGCCTTTTGGTTTAAAAACTCAGAAGATGCCATGTTATTTAGATTGTCAAATGGTATATAGAAAACCACTTGACATATAACCTAAACTATGTTATAATAATACTATGAATAAAACAGCAGAAGAAAGAATTACACAGAGCAGAGTTCGTCTACTACTAACAAAACCATTTTTCGGAACACTTGCTACTAGATTAAGATTAGTAGATGTGACTAATGATGGCATTGCTACAGCAGGCACAGACGGACGTAATTTATATTTTAATCGCAATTTTGTAGATTCGTTAGATGATAAGGAATTAGATTTCCTTATTGGACACGAAGTACTACATTGTGTTTATGATCACATGGAGGCATGTGGTGAACGAGATAAACAAGTATACAACATGGCTGCTGATTACAATATTAACATGACGCTAGTAGAACAGAACATTGGATCACCAATAAACAGTTCTAAACTCGGCGGTGGTGAAGCATGTCTGGATTGGAAATATTCAGGAAAGAATTCATATGAGATTTATGATGAATTAATTCAAGATCCAAACCTACAACCAAGGCATATGGATGTTCACATCGTGATCGGCGGTGGCCCTGATAGTGATTCAGATAATGCTGCAACTAGACCAGGCAAAGCATTGACTCCTGAAGAACAAAAGCAATTATCAGATGAGATTAAACAGGCAATTCTAAATGCGGCACAGTCTGCTGGTCAAGATGTACCAGCTGATGTTAGACGCTTAGTAAATGAATTGGTTAATCCAAAAATGGATTGGAAAGAACTGTTGAGAACTCACTTAGAGAGTTCATTAAAAAGTGACTTTACGTTTATGACTCCAAGCAAACGCTCAGGCGCTGTTATTTTCCCTGGAATGAAAAAGGACGAAGAATTAGATATTTGTGTAGCAATTGACACTTCTGGTAGTATTGATAATAAAATGCTAACTGACTTCGTTAGCGAGATACAAGGTATCATAGATCAATTTAATTCATACAAAATTAATATTATGCAGTTTGATACAGCCGTGTATGGCGTAGATGAATTTACTGCTGACGATGGACGTGACCTTACTGAATACGAAATTGTTGGTGGTGGTGGTACTGACTTTGATGTAGTATTTAATTACATGGAAGAAAATGATATTAACCCTGACCAGCTAATCATGTTTACCGACGGAATGCCGTGGGATAGTTGGGGGAATCCAGATTATTGTGATACAATGTTTGTAGTACACAGTGATAAAAGTAAGACTATTGAGTCACCATTTGGTGTAACAGTACATTATGATTAAAGTCAAACTAATAGAAAACCGTAAACTATTACGGTCGGAAGATTTAGAGTTACTCGCAAAGGTAGATCCAAAAACAGTAACAACGATGATGCAAAATAGAGTCGTATTAGAACGTATTCGAGACGACTCGGACAACAAATATGATATAAATGGATTATTTAATGATGACTCGTTTGATGGTTATTATTATGTAAAACTTATAGGAAATCCTAGATCACTTGATGATCATTGGGAAATATGGTTTGAACGGCCATACGATTTACAAAAGTTCAAGAAAAAATTATTTATGGCTAAATTATCAGATAAATGATAATGATAAATAATAAATAGAGGTATAACACAGTAGTTAATTATAATTTTCAATAGGAGAAAAGTATGTCAAAGAAAGACACAACAGAAGAAGTAGCAGTAGTAGCACCTGAAGCAACATTAACATTACAAGATCTAACGCTAGTAGCTAACATTGTAGATTTAGCTGTACAACGTGGCGCATTTAAAGGTGCTGAAGCTGAAACAGTAGGTAAACAATTTAATAAGTTAGTTGAAATTATTAAAGCTATTGCTCCTGCTGAAGATGAAGTAGACGCAGAAGAAACAGCAACTGAATAATCGAGGTAATATGACAAATATTAAACATATTGGACAACTAGTTAGCACAGGACGACGTATCGTCGTTGTGTTTAGAGAAGTTCCAGAAGAAACAGGAAATTGCTTAGTAGTTGATACTGAGGCAATGCCTGATTGGATGCATGATGATATCATCAGAGCAGTTGAATCACCGGCCGGTCAAGCAACAAAAGACTTTTATGAATATGCACAACGTACAATGTTCACTGATGGCACAAACATGTTACAAGGATTACATAGCCGTGGCATATTAATGAAACAACCAACAAGCAACGTACTGATGACACCTAATACTGGTACTACTATTAAGTTAGATGAACTTAATACAATGATTGGTGAACAAGCTGGTGAAACAGTAGTAAAAGATTCACGTAGTACTCCTACTCAGCTTGGAATGGCAGGCGCTGACAGTACATTAGACGATTCAACGATTGCGGCAAACATGTTGAAACAGGCTACTGGTTTTGAAGCTGAGGCTAAAAGTTTACGTGAGCAAGCATATGATTTGGATGCTTCATTAAAACCCAAGAGAGGCAGGCCGGCTAAAGCAAAGGCTAAAGTGGATACTGCCGAAACAAAAGTTTCAACTGAAACTGTGGAAGTTACTGAATAGGATTAAGAATGTCAATAGAAAGGAAGGATCGATCCTTTGATAAGATCTTTGAAGAAGTCACATTTGATAGGATCCCGATGGATTACGTATTATACGTTAAAATACATCTCAAAGACGGTACAATAATGACGGTGTCATCTGAAGATCTATCATCATCATCTACTGAGATAGATATTTTAGGTGATATTGAGAGAGAAGATGTACTTGATATATCGTTTAGTTTAGATTTTGACAGCATAAAGGAAGATATTGGGTTAACGGTTAATGATGTATTTGATAAGATGTTTGGAAAGACACGTACTCTTTTGGGCAATAACCCGAATAATTCAGATTCTAATCCACCTGATCTGTCACCAGAGCCGTAACAATGCCTAATAACATATGGCTATGTGGTGTTCCTGGGTCGAAATGGAGTGCAATGGACAAGCACATTCGAGAGAATGTTAATAATGTCGATTTATCTGATCAAACACCTGATCGATTATTTCACCACTCGGCACATGCCGCGTTAGGCATTAGAGGAGCCGCTGGCCATATTGGATCATACTTTGGCCCTGGCATGGGGTGCGGTGAAGACTGGATTGATTTTCCAAAATTTACTCCAGATAAAATTCAAGCAGACATAGATAAGGTCTATTCAGGTAGTGGCTACCGAATCATCAAAAACCACTTTTTAGCTAGAAGGTTTAACATGGACTATGTATGGCATAATTTTAGTGGCGATTATCTTTATCTAGTATATAGAGAATCACAAGTAAGTTTCGCATGGTGGGCTGAAGTGATGGACTTTTCTGAGGGGCATTACCCTGACTATCGTCCTGGGTATATCAATTATGACACCATGCGAACCCATATATTCGAGGAAAATAACAAAATTCTTGATTTCGCGGTTCGTCATAATCTAAGATGGGAACTATATGATGGGTCATTTTTATCTCGCCACTTTGAGATGAATGAGTCCTTCAATCAGCCTATACAACGTGGTGATCAACCAAAACACGACCGTGATATATATGTCACACTTGTGAAGATACCATAAATACATACATGAAATCTAATAATACATTTAAGAGGCCATGGCATTTTGATAACTTTCGCAACGATGCTGAGGGTGAATATGTAAAAATTGTAGGCCAGTTTGATGGTGATTGGCAAGATGAAATAGATTTATTAAGAAACGATTTTGTTAATAATTTCAGTGATAAAGCCTACAATAAACAACGGTATGAACACGCTGCCAACACCGCATCTGTCGGACATGTTACTGAAGATAAGGAAAACCCAGACGGTCAGCCAGATGCTACCATGTTCACAGCATTTATGTTTAATGGACACGAAGATAAGTTACCAAGCATACAAGCAATGACTGACTTTTTTAAGTTTAATATGTCTGAACCTTTTACTAAGAAACTCGATGATCAAATGCCAAACGACCAGTTAATGTGGCACATTGACAATCTGCCAGGCCGCCCTATTAAGGAATTTGTACACAGTGAAGATTTTAAATATCAGGAACCTGACAAATTGCGGATTCTTATTATGTTAGAAGATCATCAACCTGGACAGATAGCACAGTTTGGAAACATTGTGTATACACAATGGAAAGCAGGCACTATTTTTACATGGGAGTGGAGTACACTGCCACATGTTACATGGAATGGTAGCTGGCATAAAAGAATGGCGCTTCAATTAACTGGATCGGGATCTAATGATACCTGGGATATTATTGAAGCTGGAAATAAAAAACAATTATATAAAATTTAAGGAACATAATGGCTGATCATAAATTACCTAGTGAAACATTTTGTATTCTACCATGGATACATTTAAGTACTCGCCCAGACGGCAGTATGCGAGTTTGTTGTACGGCAAATGCTAGTTCAGTAGGCGCGACAAATGATAAAGTACATGGAGGGCGTGTTGGTATCATCAAAACAGAAGATGGCAAGCCTGCTAATCTAAACGTATCAGATTTAGATAGTGCTTGGAATAATACATATTATAGAAACGTTCGTAAAATGATGATGGATGGTGAAAAGCCTGCGAGTTGTCTAAAATGCTACAAAGAAGAAGATGCTGGTCATCGGAGCAAGCGACAATGGGAAACAAATTACTGGCTCAACAATGATGTTGATATAGATGAGATCGTTGCTCAAACTTACGAAGATGGATCTACGGATTCAAAGATGAGATACATTGATATTCGAATGGGGACGAAATGTCAGTTAGGATGTGTCATGTGTTCACCACATGATAGCTCTAATTGGGTTAAAGATTGGAAAGAGTTGTATCCACAGATCGAAAATAAAGAACTAAAACAAACAATGGGGTGGGAGAAAAAGGGTAAGGAGTATGGCGCCAGCTATAACTGGCATAAAGATAACCCAAAATTTTGGGAACAATTCTATGCCCACGTTCCGCATATGCGACAGTTATACTTTGCTGGTGGCGAATCTACTGTCATTGAAGAGCATTACGAGATTCTTGATAAGGTTATCGAAATGGGGTACGCTGCTGATATTGAAGTGAGATACAATAGTAACTGTGTTGAACTACCAGATCGCTTATTTGAACAATGGAAACACTTTAAGAAAGTTAGAATGCATTATAGTATTGATAGTATTTTTGACATGAACGATTACATTCGTTACCCTAGTGAATGGGATCATACTGTAAAGCAATTACATAGACTAGACAACGAGACTAGCGATAATGTTGAAATTACAATAGCATGTGCTGTTAATGCGTTGAA